AAAGCTACAGGAAGAACAGTTTTAAATATTTTCTTAAGACTTTTATACTCTTGTATTCCGGTGTTAGGGTTTATAGTTCCTTGACCGCCCATCCTTCTGAGTATCTCAGCTTCACGAGGATTAATGTGAGCGAGCATACTGTCGCCACCCTGCCCTTGATTAGCTAATTTACGCCCAGCTACTGTCAAACCTCCTCTGGCAAAACCTTCAGCTGTTAAATTATCTCTCAATCCGTAAAGAGCTAACAATAAAGATATAATAAACACTGCGTCATACTGCTCAGGAGCATCGCCAGGATCTATTAATCCGTCTGCTATGGCAGCTTGAACCATTTCAGGGTAAGAGTTAGGATCTTGCAGAGCGATTTCTAACATCTGAATCGCTTCCATCAAATCTTCAGCTACGATGGGAGTGTTAGATAACCTCGTCTTTATTTCTTCTACACCTACTGCGAAATCTGGACTTGTTCTAGCGAACTCCATTAAGGTTTGTTCAATCATTTCTAACTCCTACACCAGTCATGAGACATGTATTCTTCTTTTAATAAGCTATAAATAAACATGTCTTCGTCATTATCATAAGCCTTTCTCATTTTACCCTCTTTTTGAAATCCTAAGTGGGCTACAAATTTTTGACTTATTATATTTGATTCAGCTATTAACGCAGTGGCTCTAACTGCTTTTAATTTATTAAAGACTGTGTCAAACACCCCATTAAATAAATCAACAGTTAATTTAGGTGTTGCCCAGCCTCTGTCTCCTGCTATATTTAGGTCAATATTTCTTTTAGTAAAGTTAGTTAATAACACTACGCATGAAAACTCACCATCAGCATTAACTGTGGAAAGAGCTTTAAAAAGATTAGGAGCCTGCTTAAGACCTAATCTTGATCTCGCCCATACTTCAGCAGCTTCTTCATTTATGTCTGCAATATACTTCATAGCGTAGTCTGCACAAACCTCTCTGCCCATTCTCTCCATTGACTAACATCATAGCCGTAGGGATCTGGGAAATCTTCTATTAAATTAGTAGCTCTGTCGTATTGACTTGCCCAATCCTGCCACTTTGCAGGGTCTTCTAAAGGGTAATACGCACCAAAATTACTAAAATCTGTAATTAGGCAATCTGCCCAGTCTTGTAAACTTATCCCTACTGGTAATGTTACACTTAACGCCATTATCCTAAATCCGTCCCATCACCGCTATCAAAATGACCAATTATTTGACCCATTTGATAATCACCATATAATGAATTAGACTCAAACCTAACTCGCAACTCTCTTCTTTGTTCTTTCAACATGACGATTTGTTCATAAGGTTGTGCTGCCGTATCAGGAAATGTGAAAGTAGTCCCTATTACTTCAGGAGCTCTAGAATTAGCCCTACCTGTAACATTGACAGTCATGTCACCTGTTTGAACAAAATCAGGTTCTAAGGTGGTTATTCTCAAATACTCATTTTTACCAGTAACTAAAGTTGATAAATCAGCTGTTTCAAAATAAGATTGTATCGGACTCACACTAGGACCGTCATATTCATCAACTTTAAATTCATGCTGCCATACCTTAAAACCTATACCTCTAACTGTAATATTAATTTGTCCTCCCATTCCGCTATGCGCAGAACAATAATAATACAAAGTAGGTGCTCCGGTCGCTACCGTTATTTGGGTGTACGCTCCTACATTTCCAGGGACTCCCACAGTTGAAACACCTGTTACATATTCTGCACCACCTCCATGTGTACCGTCTGAAACAGTGGATAATCTAAGTGGATGCCCTGCGTTAGTTCCATTAGATTGATCAAACCTGTATGTGTTACCCTCTCTAAAAGAAATAGTGGCTTGCTGTGTACCATCTATATAATATTTATTACCACTTCCAGGATTGGACACGGTAACTGCAAAAGTAGTTACAGGGTCTAAAGGCAAAGGAGAAGATTCAACTCCTGTTAAAATAGGGGCAGCAAAAGAATTATTGAAGTGCCCTGCAGAGCGACCATTATTAGGAAGCTCGGTATCGTACCAAGTGTTTTCTCTAACATTAAACACTACCGCATGAGTGCACTCAGTTGCAGTGCCTTTAGGATAACACCACCATATTTCACCATATTTAGGTATCTGAAAACCAAAACATTTAGTTTGATGATTGACGTTTATGTTATCAAAAAAGTAATTCAAATTCATTGTGTTTGGGACTTCCCTAACGACACCATTGAACATGTAAAACCTGTCAACTCCTACCCAATAAAACACTCCATCATAATCTACTACACACTGAGGAGACATTATTGATGTTCCAGTAGCTATAACATCATATTGAAATATAGTACTGCCTCCTGTAAAAGTTGCTCTAAGAACTGCATCAAAAGCCCAGAATAGTCCCGCAGGAGCTGTACCCGAACCTGCCCTCATCGGCATACCTTTAATGATTTTTTGTCCCCAAACTCTGGCTAAACCTGAGCCTGTTCCATTCAAATCTGTAGGCTCTCCTGGTACGGAATGCCCTATAACTCCATCAGTCCCATAATAAAATAAATACGGATGCAAGCTGACAATACCGCCTGTAGCATTAGCCCCAGCAGGTAAAGTTATACTTTGGAGTATTCCAGTGCCTAAAACTTCACCAAAAAATATCTGCCCATCTCTATCATTACATATACAATCTAAATTAGGAGCTACGTGAGAAATTAAATAATTTTGACTGGTTGAAGAGTCGTATTGAACATCAAACATCCAAAGATTGTATTCACTGTTTATAAGGGCATCTGAACCGTAATTCATATCAACGATAGTAGACGTTAAGGTTGTTAATGTATTTGTGATAATATAACCATTAACTGAATCTCCTCCTGTTGAAGATGTTATGGTGATTATAGCATTATTGGCTGTAGCTGTATAATTAGGGTTACTCGTATGAGCCGTAATATTAGAGGCTACATCGGTTGCTGTTTGATTTATATCAGTATTGAAAGGCACTGATCCAGACATAATATTAACGCCATTAACCGCTATCATGTCAACAGAGCCGGAACCGCCAATTAAAGTCACTGTTCCATAGGCATATTGTAAAGTAGGAGTTCTATCGGTAACGATTGAGCTGTTACCTGTCGCATCTAAAGTAAACCTATCTAATGTAGTGTCTCCTCCAGAATGACAGTAAACGTAATTCTGTTGAGTGAAAGTAGAAAACCCTCTACTTAACTCTTGCAGATATTTTTGAGTTGTTTTAAAACCTCCCATTTTACGAGGTAAACCTCTCTGCCAGCGCACCCACTGTCCGTCAGTGTAATTGTCACCTTCAAATTTAGTACCATCCCTTTTTATGCCAGGGGAAGACTTTAAAACTGCTGTCTGGATGGCCATTAGGGGAACGTGCCTCCATTTATATTACCTGCTTGAGCGATTCCTAATGCAGACCAAGCAGTTGCTTGATTAGGAGCTGTAAATATAGTTGTACCTAACGATGTACCTCCTAAATTTATTAAAGCTGCTCCCGCAGAAGTTGCTCCTGTACCACCCTGACTTATTTGCAATGGTAAAGAGACAGTAGAAGTGTCTGCATCAAGTATATCGCTGCCATCGCAGTAATAAATACCTCTTTCATTAGTAGCTAGTATAACTCCAGTCTGTCCTGCAACTTTGACAGTGAAAGTATAACTACCAGTTGTCCTATTATCTATCCAATATTGTTGAACTGTGGCAGGTATTATTATATTTCTTGCTCCCGTCAATGCTCCAGTAAAACGATAAGCAACTCTGTTTAATTCTGTACCAGTTAAAGTGTAATCACCAGTTCCAGGAACGTCTATAACTGTGTAATCAAAAACAAAAGTAGCAGACTGCCCAAAACCAATCGTATAAAAATTAATACCATCACACGCTACTATGGCTGACTCTCCTGGTTGAAATGGCTTAGGAGAGACCCCATCAACAGTTGTTAATCCGGGAGGAGTGACTGCGACTTGACCAGAGCCTGAGTTTCTTACATATATGAACCAATTATTAGTCACGACTGTCGGATCAGGTAAGGTTAATACGCCTCCTGCCCCTGTCCAATTAAACATTATAGCTCTAGAATCAGCAGTCGCTGTAAAATTACTATTGAATCCTGTTATAGGTACTGATTGAGAAAGTAATGCTCCTACTGCAACAATACCAGTCCCTGCCAAGGCTGAAGCATTCGCACTAGAGGTTGTAGCCCCATATTGCAATAACTCCCATGTACCATTAGCGGTAGTATTATTAGTTAAATATATTTGCCACAGCTGTCCAGAACCTATTGTCCCTACTTGAACACCGCCAGCATTAAGAACCGTAAATGTATCACTGCCCTTATTATTAAATAATATAGTGTTACCAGTGCCACTTTTTGTAGCATCAGGTAGCGTTATAGTCAACCCTGCACCGCTCGGAGTAACATCCATGATACGAGTTGCTAAATTTACATTAGTTGAAGTTTCTTCTGGCCAGCTTAATACAATATTCGCACTTAAAGCGACTGAACTATAGCTTATCTCACTAGGGTATATATTTGCGCCACCAAAGACATCGGTATAATTAGGCATTATGCTTCACTCCTATTTGCGGATCTATCCATAATTCTTGCTAGGTCTTCTCCGCTTAATGCCTGAGCAGCTCTGTCATACATTGATTGCCAAGTAGGTACTCGTTCATCATTTTTTAAAAATGGAGTAGCTTCTAGCAGAGACGCATAGAGAAGAACGTCTGGGGCATATTCAGTTAACCAGTTACTTTGCAGATCATCACCTAAAAGAGCTGGCTGTTCATAATAAAGTATTTCACAAGTTTGAGCAGTCGAGGGAGTCGGGGCTATAAGCCAATGTTGATAATCGTAGTCTGCATAAAACTGAGGTGCAGCTGTGTCTGCTTCATTTGGCCAGTAATTTCTACAGTATTCATACGACCGAGCAAAAATAGAAGACCCTGCAACTGTCATAGAAACTGTATCTCTCCATCTATCAGGCTTTAGATATGTAGAAGTGCCCACCACTAAGGGTAGATTGACAGCTCTTATAAAGCCTTCTATTTTTAATTCACGAGCTATGCGTCTTTCACCAAGGGTTATCAAACGAGGAAGTTGGTCAAAGACAATTTGATCACTTGCCTGAGTAAAACCACGCTCTAAATATCTGCGTAGATCTACCAGCAAACTATCGTATGTCATTGTGTAACTCATAATTGAATCTTCCTTATTTTAACATTACTCAATTATGGCTTTGTTGGCCAGTCAGCATCTTCTAAATGAGGGAAATTAGAATGAGTAGTTATATCACGTAATGTTTGGCGATAAGTAGTCATTTCTGCGCTAAGTGTTACATCTGTTAAGGCATAAAAATCTGTTTCTTTTAAAAGATCATTTCTTTTTGACCTGGAAAATTTAGCAGCGTCAGCATCTAATCCTGCTTGAAACGCTGCCTCATATTCTGCTTTGGTAGTAGTCACCCCATCAATAGTAGTGTCTGCGAACATATCTGTTTCTGTCCACGCCTGTACCCAGTTACCGCCACTTTGCACAGCACCATTACGAATAACTTGCTTGTAGGCTCCGCTTGCTTCTGGTCTGGGTGATTCTAAAACTGGATCAATGTTTAAACTTGCACAGACATCTGCATTCCAAACACGAGGGAAAGAAACGTTAGAGTTGAGTTGTCGGATTTCACCTTGAGTTTTTAGTGATCCGTCTGATTGAAGTCTATATTCCATGATTGTTTCCTTATGCGATTGCTAAAAAGATATAAGTGGCACCAGATATATTAACTGTGCTAGAAGCGGATGAGGTTACTGTGAATCCACTTGCTAAAGGATCAATGTAGTCGGTGTTGGTTACTTCTGCTACCTGTGTATTTAACACTTTATAGGGGTCATTTCCTGCAGAAATACCTCTAAAGGTGTCCCAAAGATACCAATCACCTCCTGCATCAGATCTGGTTATTAAAATAAATCTAGCTCCTGCAGAGAATCCGCAGTCTATGTTTAAACTGTTTCCGGTACCTGTATAGTTCCCTACCTTGCTTATCCCGTCTAGTGTGGCAAATAAGAAAGCCATGAAAGTTTGATTTGCGTCATTTCCAAAACTTTGTAATTTAAAAGTAGTGTCCGTTGGTTGCTCTGATAACCAATTCCATCCAGCACTATAAGTTATACCGCTTCCTCCATTTACTGAAGCATTATTTAAATAACGATTAGTTAAAGTTGTGGCTGTGAATTGAGTTCCTACTTTCCAATCATCGCCAGTATTTGTTTTACGAATAATAGTAAGTTCAGGAGCAACGCCTAAGTTGTGAGAATTTGAAACAGGGGGACTTGACCCTTTTACAACAACTACATCCATGAATTTAGTAGCACGCTTAAACATATAAGAAAGAATGTCTGTACTTGTTCCTGCTCCACTATTCCAACCATTTGGATAATCAAATCTTTCTTCATTTTCGCCCAGTGCTGCGGCATTACTTGAAGCTGTGTTTAAATAAGTATCTTGAAGAAGTCGCTGGGTAACAAAATTATTAGCACCTGTAGATCTGCTGATATCAATAGACATATCTACCGGAAACCCAGAAGTAAATGATGGCGGACTTGGAGAAGTTCCTCCAAGCGTGTCCATGGCGAAAACTTCAGTGCCTGCTGTCGGCTCTTTCATAGATTTTCTAATAGCTATGTAAACATAAGGAGCTGCGCCAAAATTTACGTTTTGAAACCCAGTTGCAGTAGGATAACCTACATCAACAGTATAGCCAACTTCACCCGCATTGGTATTAGCAAAAATAGAAGGATCGTTATAACTTCCATAACCTCCATCTATATCTCCTACTTGCCAGCCTCTCATGCTATCCCATATGTACCATCCAGCAGTTCCAGTAGTTGCTTTTACCATTAACCATTGAGGTTCAAAACCGAAATCAACAAAACTTTCCCCTGAAGTTGTAAAATTACCTATCTTACAAATCTGTTCGTCACCGCCTTCACCGAAGATTGCGTCATCTCCGAACAAATAAGCAACATAAGACCTACCACTATAATTAATTTCACTATCACTTCCTACTGTAAATTGTGTATCAGTAGGTGCTGTATCATTAAAAGCTCCTGTGTAAGCTTGTGCATAAACAGTAGA